TAAAACTAGTGATGATTTCAAAATACACGATACAGTATTTACAACAGTAACAGTAAATAAAAATTTTAGGACTGCGGCTCACTATGATGCTGGAGATTTAAAAGAGGGTTTTGGAAATTTAGCAGTATTACAAACAGGAGAATATTCTGGAGCTTACACAGTAATACCTAAATATGGTGTAGCAGTAGATGTAAGAAATTGTGATTTAGCATTATTTGATGTTCACGAACTGCATGGAAACACACCAGCAATATCAACAACTCCATATGAGAGAATATCTATTATCTGTTATTACAGAGAAAAGATGATTGATTGTGGAACAGCAGATCAAGAACTTCAAAGGATTAAAAATGTTGGATAAATTTGTATTTAGGAAAAATACGTCAGATGAAAATGTAATTAAAGAAATATTACAAAACAAAGCATATAGTAAAAAAAAGATAGATTTTAAAATAGAGCCTGATGATATATGGCTTGATGGCGGCTCTCATATAGGAGTATTTGGTTTATATGCGGCACAAAATGGAGCAAAAAAAGTTTATTGTTATGAGCCAGAAACAGAAAATTACAAAATATTACAAGAAAATATTCGCCTTATAGGATCAGAATATTCTACTACTTTAGAATCATTCCAATATGCGATTAACCAAACAGGCGGAACTCATAGCTTTACTATTGCACCGAATACTTGGCGACATTCGTTAGTTACACATTATAAAAAAAAACTACCTACGATTGAAATAAATTGTATGAGCTTTGATGACGTATTAGAAAGACACAGAGATATAAACTGCATTAAGTTGGATATAGAGGGTTCAGAGCTAGAGATTTTTCAACATGATCATAATTGGCTGAATATAAATAAACTTGTATTTGAATATTCTTTCACTAAAAATAGGAAGATGCAGGATTTTTTTGATTGTGCAGAAAGATTATCTAAACATTTTCATGTAGATATTCAAAAAAGTTACTATAACCAAAAACATCAAGGACAAGATGGTTATTGGGGTGGATTCATAGATTCAATCATATTCTGTAAAAGAAAGTAAAAAGGACATAATGGCTAGACCTATAAAGAAAGTTGACACACAAGCTATAACAAAATTAGCACAATTACATTGTACTTATGATGAAATTGCAGAGTTCTGTGATGTATCTACTAAGACGTTACAACGTAATTATGTCCACCTTATAAAAAAGGGTCGAGAGATGGGCAAAATAAGTTTAAGACGTGCACAATTTGAGAAAGCATTAAGCGGTTCAGTACCAATGCAAATATGGCTTGGAAAACAACACCTAGACCAAAAAGATAAGATAGAACAAACAAGCTATAACGAACCATTACCATTAATCATAGAAGCAAAAAAAATAAATGGCTAAAAAAAAAGGTAATCTTTATGGTAAGGTTATTGTTTACGAAAAGAAACACAAAGGTACTTCAATAGGTAGAATTACAGGAAAATCTAAAGTTAAGACGATGAATAAATCTAAACGTCAGGGTAGATCTAAAAAGCAGATGCGTTATCGTGGACAAGGAAGATGAATAAAAGATCACTATTTTATTTTAATGGTGAAATGATTCCTAATCGTATGCCACAAGATTTCAGGAAAGCACAAGGCAAACAAGCATGTGGAAATTGTGGAATGTATTCTAATAGAAGATCATATTGTGGTGTGTTTAAAGAGTTTCGAGTAAAAGATATTTATGTCTGTGATAAGTGGCGACAAAGACATATTTTAAGATAATGGATTTAATTATCTATTATGATGGTTTGTATTCGTTAGTTCCTGTTACTAAAGCTATGTTACAAAACGTAGTTATATTACCAGAAATAAGTTGTTTCGATTTATGTGATATACTTAGATTGAAGCTCACAACTTATCATGACTATCCAATCAATCAGCACGTGATGAAAGATGGTAGTGGTAATTTTTATGGGTGTATATGTAAATAAATTATGATAATAACTTTGTATGGCAAAATACAGAGGAAGAAAAGTAAAACTTAATACTCCAAGTAGGGGAGATGTTAAGAAATTCAAAGTATTCGTCAGAGATAAAAGAACAGGCAATATCAAAAAGATAAATTTCGGTAGTAAGGAAATGAGTATTAAGAAACACATTCCAGCTAGACGTAGGTCCTTTTTAGCACGTATGGGTGGAGTTTTAAAAAAAGTTAGAGGACAGAAAAGTTTAAGTCCAGCATATTGGTCTATGAGGAGTTGGAGATAATGAAAGTAAGTGAGAATACATCAGTATCAATGCCTATCAAAAATATGATAGGGATAGTTATAGCAGTAGCAATGGGTATATTTGCATATACAGAGATAACTGCAAGATTAACATCGCTTGAAACATCTAGAGAGCTTATGTTAAATGATTTACTTAAAGCTAGTGATCAGAAGCCTATCGATCAAGAGCAATTTTTAATTCAAGAAAGTTTAGCAAGTGATTTAGAAAAAACGATTACTAGAGTTGATGAAATGATGCATAATGGAGTTAACATACAACGTATGATAAAAGATATCGATAGGTTACGAAACGATGTAGAAAAATTAAAAGATAAGGTAAGAAAAAATGGAAATAGTTATAGCACTAATAATGTATCTGAATAATGATCTTGTAGAACACACATATAAAGAATCATTATCACAATGTTTGAAATCTAAAAGAATAGCAATTCGTGAAGTAAATCCACAAGCTGTAAGATTCGAATGTAAAAAAGTAAAAGCTGAAACAGAGATTTACATGGGTGCAAAAAAGATATTAAGGATTGTTGATGACTAAAGAACAAATCATAAAAAGATTAGGTCTGATAAATAAATTACGTAAAGAACTAAAAAACAGAGGTCCTGCAGATCTAGAAGTAAAGATAGCAACTTTAGAAAAAGAAGTAGATACACTCAAAGCAGTTATTGATTTAAAAGATATCGAGATTAGTACAATTAAATCTAATCTTGAAAAAATTAAACAACAACATAATCAAAAAATAATTGATAAATGGGAAGATGATGTAGCAAACAATACTCCGAATGATGGGCAGTTTGAATGAAATTTATCTTAACTTTGTTAATGTGTTCTATCGTAGATGGAAAAACTACTTGCTTACCACCTTTTCAATCCGAAGTAGAGTATGTAGATGCTTATGAATGTATGTTAGATGGTTACAATGAATCATATAATAAAATAGTAGAGCTTGGCAGAGAGGACGTTAATCAGTATAAGATTTATATAAAATTTGGCTGTCATGAAAATAAATCTAACAAAACCGCAGTATCAAATATCATCGTCCAATAAAAGATTTAGAGTTTTAGTTTCAGGTCGTAGATTTGGTAAAACTTATTTATGTATTACTGAAATGATGAAGTATGCTAGTCGAGTAAAACAAAACATCTGGTACGTTGCTCCTACTTTTAAGATGGCGAGAGAGATTGCATGGACTAAACTTAAAGATATGTTACATCAGTTTAATTGGATAGAAAATGTTAATGAATCTAATTTACAAATAACAATAAAAAAAACAGGATCAAAAATATCATTAAAAGGTTGTGAGAACTACGATGCATTAAGAGGTGTTGGAATAGATTTTTTGATACTTGACGAGTTTGCTGACATTGATGAAAAAGCATGGACAGAGGTCCTTAGAGCATCGATTGCAGATACACAAGGAGATGTATTGATGTGTGGTTCTCCTAAAGGTTATGGTAATTGGTCTTACAGAATGTATCTTAAAGGTAAAGAAGATGAGGAATGGGATAGCTTTCAATTTACTACTCTACAAGGTGGTATGGTTCCGAAAGAGGAACTTGAACAAGCTAAACAAGATGTCGATATAAGAACTTACAGGCAAGAGTTCGAGGGTACTTTTGAAAACTATGCTGGAGCTGTATATTATAATTTTCATCCTGTTGATAATGTGAAACAAAAAGATATTGATTGGAACAAACCATTACATATAGGATTAGATTTTAACGTTGATCCGATGTCTGCCTCAGTCGCACAAATAGAAAAAGATACAATACATTTTAAAGATGAAATAGTAATTTATTCAAGTAATACTGATGAAATGGTTGAGGAAATAAGAAATAGATATGGATCAAAACAAAAAATATTTTGTTATCCAGACCCAGCTTGTAGGCAAAGAAAAACTTCTGCTGGTGGAAGAACTGATTTAACTATTTTACAAAATGCTGGATTTAATGTTAAATGTAAATTAAAACATAGTCCTATAAGAGATAGAATCAATGCAGTTAATTCAAGACTTAAATCAGCAACAGGGAAAAGACACATATTTGTTAATCCATCTTGCAAAATTATTGTTCGTGGGTTACAAAGACAGATATATAAGGAAAATACA